ATAGAGAAGTACAAGCCATACCGATAGCGAGATTCGCCTTGGTGGTATAAACTGCCCTGTGAGGATCATTCCATCTTCCGGTAACAGTATCATTCTCGTATGTGCGGATTATCTGATCCCACAGAGGAATCGAATAAAGAGGGATCCCATCCCATGAGGCAAACTCAAGGCCGTTGATCATCAGTTTGTAATCCTGAAAAGCAGTACCAAGCGCTTGTAATTGCCTGCGAAGCCTGTCCATTACCGATTTGGTTACTAATAGAATTCTATCAGACTGAGCAGCAAGTTCAGGAATTGCTCCGTCTATCAGCGCATTTACAGCGTTGTAGGTAAGTAGAGGCGTGGCAACTGTACCTTGAAGGGCATAAGTTAACTGAACATTACCCGGCATTGCCTGAACCTGAAGCGGATTGACTGCGTAAATAGCTGCGAACTGCTGCCAGAATCCATTAATGATATTGAAGAAGGTTACATCATAACCGGGAGTAATTACCCCGGCAGGGACATTGGCTGCATTCTGATCACCAAACCAAGCATTTCTGAAAACCATCTTAGGAATATCTTTTGTAAGAATATCCAGGATGAATGCAAAAATCTGTGTTTTGGTCAGATCATAAGGATTTGTGCAATCAATATACATCTTCATTAAAGATGATTCGACCTCGTCAATACACATATCAATTATAACCTCTAGATATTTCGGTTCCCATGTTTTCTCAATAGCAGTATCTTCATAACATTGAGGCACAGGATTGCAAGCTTGTGCAGCCTTACCGATCAAGCCGAATGTACCCGGTATGATTCCAATTCTCTTGTCGTTTTTGATTCCTGTTACAAGGGTATGAAATTCCGATATAGAGGGAGCTTCAAGAACGGCAGTAACGACCAATTCATTCAGCGAGCGGAGTTCGTCGGCTGTGAAGTGAAGTGCGTCAAGATTAAGCGTATTACCGCATGATGGTGAAGTCAATGACATAATTATTCTTTTTTAGATTTGTTTTTAATAATTTCTTTAACACGGGCAAGATCAATTTCGCCGACTTTCTCAACAGAACTGAACTTGGTTCTGCCCTCGGGGTTCCAGTCGTTCTTAAGTGCTTTCAGTTCCTTAACGATATTCATGGCTTCCGTTTCCTTTGCCACGAGTTCAGCTTCTTTGGCCTCAAGATCCGGCTTTTCAGCTTTCATCTGGGCTATTTCGGCTTCGAGTTGGATGATCTTCTCTTTGGCCTGATCCAGTTCCGTAGGATCACTAGATTCTGTAATCTTCGAGATCACTCCTTCAGCAATGACAATAGTCTTGCCATCTGTCATCACAAATGTTCCATCCGGTGTGGCTTTGTCGCCTACTGCCGGACTTCCTTCTTCCTTGTCAAGAGTGAATTCCTTGCCGTCCTTGTCTTTTAATGTAAGATCAGTAGGAGCTACCCGAGACAGATTTTTCAGCTTTTCCAAGATAGTATCTATCTTTTGACCGAATGTTTTGAATTCTTTTTCGTCCATTATAAATTTATTTATAGGTTTTATATATGCGTAAGCCTTAACCGGCTCAACAATTTTAGTGGCAAATCCGAGTGAAAGCATATCCTCGGCTGATAGTTTCGTGTCCTTGCTCATATAGTCAGCGAGCGTGGCTTCGTCAGCACCCGTTTTTTCAACATAGAAATCAAGTATTTTAGCCTCCTCCTGACGAAGTGCATCTGCAATTTTCTCAAGATCATCGGCCTCGTATTTATCTGCAAGGGTATATTCAGGAATATAAGGGTTATGAATCTGCCCGTCAGCATTCTTCATCATCTCCCTTTCCTCGCCTGCAAGGAATACAATTGTAGCAATTGAGTAAACTTTCCCTTCTCCTACCGTTTTGATTTTCTTGCCTGAGTTGGTAAGTAGATCATAAATAGCCCATCCTTCCTGAACATCTCCCCCCCTAGAATTGATTTTAACCGTTAGTTCAGTAGCATCTTTATTTTCATCAAGGAATTCAGATATTTTCTTGGAAGAAATAGATTCTTCAACTCCCATAAGAAGAGCCATTTCATTTGACTCTCCTATATCACCGTAGATTTTGAGTGTGGCTTCCATATTACAAGCCTACTGCGGCACAATATACAGGATTGCATTCAAATAACTGACAATAAGGAAAGTCGGAAATTATTTGATCCCATGAATTGTCCATAATGCCCCAGGTGGCAGCATCTACATAAGCCCACATCGGGCAACAAGTTTGTCCCATAACTATATTTTTTATCTTATCATGGATACAAATATAAATCAACCCTTATGTATTAACAAATATTCTGCTGAACCTGATTATTCAGTAAGGATTCCATTACCGTGAATGATCATCTTACATCCCTTCTTTTCCAGAGCTGCTGCCAGATTCTTAAAATGGGTTTTAATCTTTGCGCATAAAATCCCGTTAAGGTGAGGATGGTTAGTCATATCAATCCCGAATAGATGAATTTCGGTTGCCCCGTAATACCAGAATCCGACCTGGCAGGCTACAAATGGGCTGCAATAAGACTTAGCCATTGCGTTACGATCAAGAATACATATCTTCTCCGGGTATCCCTCCTTAATATTGATCTTTACAAAATCATCTCTTTTATCCCAATTGACTACCTGACTATAAAAAGCTTCCGGTTTACTTTCATTGATTACTTTCAGCCTCTCAGGAGTAAATGCCTTTTCCCTGTCAAGGCATACAATCACATCGGTTTTATAGAATCGCCAAATATCATTGACTCCAATTATCTTATCGAATCCTTCAGGCTTAAATAGATCCCGTGAAGAGCCAAGCCCGACTACAGCTATTATATTTTTTTTATTCATTAATTTATTATACCTTCGCAATAATTAGATTGTGATGAGCTTGATAACTCAAAATCAATTTAGTAAACGCAGGACAAAATTTAACAGGCTTTTACCTGCATGAAGACTTAATATCTGAACATTAAATATTTTGATAGTATACATGGATAAATATTTAATGGAAAAAAAGGAATATCAACCCTTGATATTAAGTCTTTAGAGGTCTGTAGCTATAACTCCCATCCCTGTTCTATTTCCTGTTTACCTCTTCTTACCCTGTCTTTACGGGTTCCGGCTGTATCATGCTTTACCCATTCGCCCGGAACGGCAGACCATACAAAACCTTTTCCGTGAGTATGACCAAGTCCTGGGAATCGTTTTATTATTTTACCCGTTAATCCTTGTTTGTGTATATCAAGTGCAGCCTTGAAACATGGTGCCCCATGATGAACATACCTATGAAACTTAAAATAATTCTTTACCTGTAACAGATGAAAAAACGGGTGTAGCATATACATATAGGGCTGATTCCTGTGTTGAGGCTTTGCTCCGTATTCATATCCATCATAAGCTGATTTTTCCAAGTAACCTACTCCATAAGTATCATCCTCCATCATTTCTAACATAAACTGAACGGGACTTTTCAGCATGACTATATCTGAATCAAAAAGCAGGGCGAATCTGGTCTTTACTTGTCTTATCGCTAAATCCATACCACGCCCATGTCCAACATTTGTTTCACAAAGCATAAGCATAGTATATTGAGAAGATAAACTTTCAACATAAGAACGACATGGATCATAGGAATCAGAGCCATCTATAATAATTATCATCATTTTTGGATGAAACTTCCTTACTGACTCATAAGCGTTTCGCAGCAAATCGACTGTGTTGTGACTGACCACGATCCCGGTAATATCCTTCATAGAATTTTGCATCATTGCCTATATGTTTTTGTAAGAATTTCATTCCAATATCATTTGACATTGCCATAGCCAAATGATGCCCTGCTCCTATTCCACCCCTTCCCGGCATACCCTTCATTCCTAATGAGAGAAAGCCGTCAAAGAACAAAAATTTATTAGGACATTGTTGCCACATTTTAGCATCAATAAATTTGTCCCTATAACTGGCTTCTAAAATCGGAATAGCATCCCAGGTAAACGCTGTCTGAAACAGGCTTGCATGGTGACGGTTAGGATTAGTGACAAACCGTCGCCATTGAACATTGTAATATATCGTATTCGTTTCTCCGAGCAGCCAATGATTACCAAACTTACCCATCATCCGTTCCAGATAAACAGGTTTGTAATAATCATCATCCTCTATAATGAAAATGGCCTCGATCTGCTTTTTCTTATAGGTATCTTTCAGCCAATCAATCCCGGCTTTGATATTTCGTGCCTGAGTATTATTTCC